GATGAGCAAAACGATGTTCAATCTGGTAACGGTGACGGCGCTGGTGATCGCGGCTGTCTTATTGTTCGGGATGGCCGCGTACTGCCAGCAGCAGCAGTTCCAGCAGCAGAACATCAGCAACTCGGGCGATACCATCACCATCACCAACAATCTGTCGGCCACGGTCGGATCATTTGGCTACCGGATCAACGGCTCCCCCCAGCCCACCACCATTTCGCTCATCATTCAGGGATGCACGGGCGCGGCTGTCTGCACCACGCTGGACACGTACACCACGGTGGCCAACACTACCCGCACTCCCGCCATCGGGACCACCTATTCTTATTTCACGGTGCAAGGCACGTGGACGGGTGGGGGCACTACCACCCCGGTGTCGGTGCAGGTATCGTCCACCCTGACCGGGGCATCCAGCAGCGGAGGCGGGGGCCAGTCCACCACTCCGACCACCACGTTCCCGGCTGCCGTGACTTCGCTGGTGGCTATCGGTGACTCCATCACGCTGGGATTCGGCAACCCCGTTCCCGCTCCAGTCACCAACCCCAGCCAGTCCAGCTTCGCCCAGTTGTTCGCGGCCATGCGAGCGCTGCCCCTCACCAGCAACCTAGCGGTCAGCGGTGCGAGCCTGACTGGCACGGGTTATACCACGCAGGCGCACGGCCTCACTCCCACGGCCGCCGTAGGCACCATCGGGCTGTTCGGTGCCAACGACATCACGTTCGCGGTCGGCAGTGCCGGTAATACCACCGTCTTCCAGAACGGCATGCAGGAAATCGTGTCATGGCTGGCGCTACCTGCTGCCGCCAAGGTGCTAGATGCAGGCATAACGTACACGGGTACGTGGACCAGCTTTACCCAGTTCGGTCTGTCCAGCCATTTCAGTAACACCATCAACGACACCGCGCAGGCCACCGTCAACGGCACCTCTATTTACATCGGAGGCTGGGCCTCTGGTGGCTACGGCAACATGGACATCACCATCGACGGGGCGTTGAATAGCAACTTCGTACTGGCCCCGGCTGGTAACACCATGGGCGCGGCTGTCTATCCGTATTGCGCCCGGGTCAACGGGCTGAGTGCTGGCAACCACACCGTCAAAATCACGGTGAAGGCGGCCGCCTTTGTAACGGTGTACTGGATGGGCGGCAATGGCAACGTTACCAAGCCGCTGGTGGCAGTCGGCAACACCATTCCCCGGACCGGGTTTACTTCCGGCAACATCACCACTATGAACACCGCTATTTCGGCCGTCACCACCGGGCTGGCAGCGGACGGCCTCAACGTGGCCCTCGTCAACGACAGCCCCGTGGTCTCCCTGACCTCGGTCCCGGCCACCTACAATGCCGACAATGTCCATCCCAACAGCTACGGTCAGTGGTTGATTGCTCAATCGTTCTTCGATACCTTTACTCCTCCCACCACATTCCCGGCAGCGTCGGGCGTAGGTGGCGACTACATGGCGCAGGTGTTGAAGGCTTCCGGTATCACCGCCTCTGCCATCGGCAGCTCTATGCAGTCGCTAGCCAGTTTCTTATCCCAAAAGGACGTACGGTTCGGGTGGGCCAGCATCGACACCAACGGGGCGTTGACCAGCACCGCTCTAAACCGCCTCACCTCTTACGGGTTGGAGACCGTGACCGGGGGCGGACTGTCGGCCATACGCGGCCTGACTTCGCAGAAGAATGAGACGGGAGCGGATGCCAGTGTCCTGTCGGTGACCCCGGCCGCAGCAGTCGGCACCTACCGCCTCAATGTCACCATTTCGGTATCGGCCGCCAATACGGCCACGCTGGGCTGGACCGCGACTTGGACCGACAGCAATGGAACGGCACAGACGCCGACCAATCTCTCGCTATTCCAATCCGGCACCGCTGCCCCCGCCCTTACTTTTACCACCAGCGCGGCTGGCAACTATTACGGGTCGGCCATCGTGGACATCAACAACGCGGGCACCGCCATCGTGATCAAGACGACGTTTTCCGGGACCACGATTGCATACAAGGTCACCGCATCAGTTGAGAGGATGAACTAGCTATGCCATACCATAGCGTGTCCGAGGTCCCCGACCACGTACCCAAGGACAAGCGTAAGCAGTGGATGGAAGTGTGGAACAGCGTCTACGACAAGACCGGGGATGAAGGTAAGGCGTTCGCTGCTGCGAATGGTGTAGTAAAGAAGGACGACGTCAACGACGAGGGAGGCAACAAGGTGAGAAAATTCGACACTAGCATCGGCAATGGTGGCAACACCGGGTCGGCCAACTCAGACCGGGCCAGCGAGAACTCCACCGGGGCCACCTCGGTCAACTATACGGCGTCCGCTGGCAATCACGCCGAAACCTGCGACAAGTGCCTGTATTACGACGCCTACACCGGGCACTGTCTCAACAACACCGTGTCGCAGGACCCCAAGGTGCCTGAGGATTCCAACGGCCAGAAGCTGGTGGCGGCCGGGGGCTGGTGCGACCAGTACGAACTCGACCCGGAAGCGGTCGTGGGTGGGGACGGCACCGTCAAGGCCCGGACCGGCAAGTACCGCAAGTTCATCCCGTTCGCCAAGGTGGATGCCGCCAAGCGTGAAGTCTGGGGCATCGTCACGGCCGAGGTCCCGGACAAGGAGGACGAGGTCTGCGATTACGCCAAAACCAAGCCCTATTACAAGGCCGTGATCGAGGAGATGTCCAAGGCCACCAACGGCCAGAACTTCTTCCCCCTGCGCGAAATGCACCAGCTGTCCGCAGTCGGCAAGTGCGTGGGCTTCGAGTTCCGGGACGCCGAACGCGAGATTTACATGGGGTTTAAAGTCGTCGATGACGACGCGTGGAAGAAGGTGGACGAGGGCGTGTATACCGGGTTCAGCCAAGGCGGGCGCAAGGTGGGCGAACAGCTCCCCGACCCCGTCTATAAGGGCTGCATGCGCTACACCGCCGACCCCTCCGAAGCTTCGCTCGTCGATAACCCCTGTCTCGGGGTGGCCCACTTCGCCTACATCAACAAGACTGGACAGGTGGAGATGCGCAAGTTCCTCCGGACCGAGGAGGCGGCCCTCGTCCCCCTCAGCCGATTATCTGCCCTCATCGAGAAGGCCATAACGCTGCGCGACGGAAGCCCCGCCGTTGCATCGGGACGTCCGCAGGGGGCCTCAGATACCCCTCCGACCCCGGGAGGCCAAGGACGCCCCACGACGGTGGCCGGACGGGTCACTCTCGTAAAGGGGAAGACCAAGAGAGTGGCCGGAGAAGACCTCCCCGCGTCCGCTTTCGCCTACGTGGGCGACTCGGACAAGACCGAGACATGGAAGCTGCCCATCAAGTTCTCGACTGACGAGAAGACCAAGACCCACATCCGCAACGCGCTGGCCCGGTTCTCGGCTACTCAGGGCATTCCAGCCGGGGAACGGGACAAGGTGCACGCCCGGATCGTGGCGGCCGCCAAGCAACACGGCATCGACGTGGACACCGAGAAGGCGCTCGTCAATCGCATCCAGAAAGCGTTACGCCGTGCGGCCCGGGTCTGGGTCAACAAGCGGCTGCGCACGTCCCGGAGTACAAGCACTGCAGTGGTCTTGTCAAAACTCCGGCCGGATGTGTTATCCTTGGACGACGACCTCGGCAAGCTGAACAAAGGCATGTACGAGGTGAGCCGCCTAGCCGGATGCGTTCAAGAACTTGGTTATCTGACCTACGCAGTATGCAACGAGCAGAAATGGGAGGGGGACAAGGATTCCCCGCTCCCCGAAATGGTGGCCGAATGCGTAGACAAAGCCATCGAAGCTCTGATTGCCATGGTGCAGGAGGAGACATCCGAACTACGGGCCGAACTGGAGGCCCGGTTGTCGGGGGAACCGGACGAAGGTATGGACGGTGCCGTGTCCCCTATTCCGAGTTTGTAAGCCCAACCCAAGCCACCTGAACCGGTGGCCAGAAAGGAAGTAGAACACATGAAAGTACTGACAATGGACGAGCTGGCCAAGGCGGCAGGTGGCCTCGGCGGCCATTTCGGGAAGGCGTCGAGCATGCACAAGTCGGCGGCTGCCCACCACGAATCACTCCACAAGCACCACTCGGAGATGGCGGCATTCTCGAAGGGGAAGCACGACGCCATGGACGATGGTCACGAGATGAAAGCCTACATGGCCAAGGCCGCAGAACACCACGCCGCCAAGGCTGCCCATCACCTCGAACTGCACAAGCTGCACAAGGCGCACGGTGAGGAATGCGACGACATGGCCAAGACGTTCAGCGCCGACAAGGCACTGGCGGCCGCAGCCACAGCAGGCGCACCCGCTCCCGCAGCCGCAGCCACCCCGGCAGCCCCGGCAGCCGCACCCACGGGCGGTGATGGCATTTCGGCCATGGTGTCCGAGACCACCGCTGGTCTGGTCAAGAAGTCGTTGGAAATGCTCAATTCCGACCCGGCAGTGCAGGACGAAATCCGCAAGATGGTGCTGGAAGGCGTACGTTCAGCACTGGGCGACAAGATCGTCCCCACCGATGTGCGGGCAATTCTGCCCGACATGCCGGGTGGATCAGCTGCAGCACCGGTTGCTCATCCCCGTGCGGGAGCGCCTCCGGTACCGACAGCCGATGTACCGCCCGAGTTCCGAGCACTGGTGGAGATGTAACCACCGGCAACCGTCAACGTTGAGGCATCCCCGGCTGTAAGTCTTTCGTTCCCGGTCACGGAGGAAAGATGGGTAAGGAAAAAGTTCGATGACACACCCGATTTCCAAAATCTCGAAGACTGGAGAACACGAAACATGAAAGTATCGCAGGAGTTGTACGCACATGCGATAGCGGACAGCCGCCGACGTATGGCGAAAGCGCTGACCGATCCAAAGATTGCGGACCTGTGCAAGCAGGCCCGTGCGATTAAACCCAACGAATGGTCACTGGACCATCCGCTCGTCAAGGAAGCGGGCCGCGCCCTCGTCAAGGCGGGCCTGACCACCAGCACCGGCTTCAACTTCTTCGATCTGCGCGGTCCGGCGTACTTCATCTTCCCGTTGCTGACACCGTTCATTCAGATGATTGGCAAGCAGGGCAAGGTGAATGCTGGCGTCGGCACGGCCGCCCACTGGAAGGCCACCCGCAACCCGAACATCACGAACGTGTACGGTGGCGTATCGGAAGGACAGCGCAACGCCACTGCCACCCCCAACGAAGTCGATTATCTGGCCACGTACAAGGAGCTGGGCATGGAAGGTGGCGAGACCTTCACGGCACAGTGGGCCGGTGAAGGCTACACCGACAACCTAGCGGACGAGCACTTCCGCAATCTGGCAAGACTGAGATTGTCGGAAGAGATGATCACCCTGTGGGGCAACAGCGGAACGGCCGCTGGCAACCTTGGGTTCGCCCTCGGTCAGGCCCCGAACGTGACGTCAGTACTGGCCCTCGGTACCGGTGCCCTCGGAACGGCGGCCAACGTGGTGGTCGCAGTAGTCGCATTGACCGCCATGGGCGTCAACCCGGGCGGGCAGGCTGGTTATACCACACCTCCCACGGTGGCGGGCGGCCTCACCCCGTCCTACCTCCGCACCAACGCAGACGGTTCACAGACCAACGTGTCATGCGGTCTGTCGGCCATCTCCAACGTGGCTGCCATCGTCACCACTAACGCCACCGCCCAGTTCGTGAACGTGTCAGTGCCAGCAGTCAAAGGCGCTGTGGCGTACGCGTGGTACTGGGGCGTGAACGTGGCCGCAGCCGCTGCCAACGTGAAACTCGGAGCCATCACGGCGTGGCCGCACTACCAGATCGTGGCGGTAGCAGCGGGCACCCAGCTGGGCAACGCCA